GTGAAGCTCAGGTTGTTGAAGAGCCCCCACAGGATGTACTTCCGGGTGACGGTGCTAGCACCGAACGGACAGGGGGCGGCGAATGAGGTCGAGCGTTCACACAAAGAGCGTTCACTCACCGCACTTGCCGCTGCTGCCTGTGCCGAGTACCTGAACGAGCATTACCACCATCAACTCGATCCTGATGCGCATGCGATCGAGACAGAGGAGCTGTATGACACGATCATCGAACGTCAGCTCCTAAGCAAGATCAGCGATGATCGACCTCTGGGAGGTCTCACATAATGTTCATCCTATTCAGCGGTGATGATTACTATCCAGCAGGCGGAGCTGGTGACTTGGTGTCCATCCACGACACGCTGAAAGAGGCCAGGACAGCAAGCAAAGACGTGATTGGCGACTGGTGGCACATCTTCGATCTCAAGAAGCAGAAAGAGGTCGATTCCGGTATCCGAGACCGAAGACGGTGGTGACCGGCGCAGCAATCGAGTGGCGCATCACAGACAATGGCCTTGAGCCGTTCGTCGATGATATTGCGATGACCTGGGCTCCACAGCCGGGCAGCCAGGAAGCGTATCTTGGCTGTCCGATCTTCGAAGTGCTGAATCAAGGCCCTCGCGGAGGCGGCAAGACCGATCTCATGCTGATGGACTTCTATCAGGACGTGAACCAGGGATGGGGACAAGAGCTGCGTGGCGTCATCTTCCGGCGCTCGTACCCAGAACTTCAAGATCTGATCGACAAGAGCCTGAAGTGGTTCACGCAGCTATGCCCATCGGCGAAGTACAATCGCTCAGAGCACTACTGGACGTTTCCGGGCGGCGAGAAGCTCTTCTTCCGTCACTTCGCCGAGCCCGCCGACTATTGGCGATTCCACGGTCATGCCTACACATTCATCGGCTGGGAGGAGCTGTGTACATGGCCCGATGATCAGTGTCTCAAGTCCATGATGTCTACGATGCGCTCGACCAAGAAGGGTATCCCCATGAAGCTGCGGGCCACCGCGAACCCGTACGGGGTGGGTCACAACTGGGTGAAGATGCGATACGAGCTGGCTGGCACGGGCACGGGCATCATTGGCAAGCTGATTGAAGAAGGCACCGAGCGTATCTCGATCAAGAGTGAGCTGCATGAGAATCGTGTCTTGCTCCATGCCGATCCGACCTATATCGACAAGATCCGCTCAAGCGCCAGGAACGAGGCGGAGCTAAGGGCATGGGTCTATGGGGACTGGGACATCATCGCGGGCGGCATGTTCGATGACGTGTGGCGCTCAGACATCCATGTGGTGCCAGACTTCCCGCCCAGCCTCATCCCGAAGGGTTGGAGGATCGACCGGAGCTACGATCATGGGCAGTCCCGCCCATTCTCGGTGGGCTGGTGGGCTGAGAGCAACGGTGAGCCATTCACCTACCACAACCGCACCTATGGCGCTGTTCGAGGTGACCTGATCCGTTTCAATGAGTGGTATGGCTGGACCGGCAAGCCCAACGAAGGCAAGCGCATGTTGTCACAAGACATCGCTCGCGGTATTGTGTCCAGAGAACGTGAGTGGGGCATCTCTGGTCGGGTCCAAGTAGGTGTGGCTGATGGGTCCATCTTTGACGCCTACGAGCCGGGCAAGTCAGTCAGCGGTGAGATGCTCCGCGAAGGTCTTCGCTGGGAGCCAGCCGACAAGGGGCCAGGTAGCCGTAAGCAGGGCTGGGACCAGATTCGCACCTTGCTGCGAAATGCGGCTGTTGACGGGCTTCGTGAAGAGCCTGGAATTTTCATCATGGAGCGGTGCGAACAGTTCCGCAGAACCGTGCCTGTTCTGCCTCGATCCGACAAGGATCCTGATGATGTAGACACTCGGACCGAGGACCATATCGGTGATGAGACTCGCTACCGCGTGAGGCGGCCTGATCGACGTATCTATTCTGGAGATTTCTGATGAAGGATCCTAAGAGCCCGGCAACGCCCTCTGACGCTTACGATCGCATGGTCGCTCGCTGGTTGAAGATTCAGACCGTGTTGGATGGAACTGAGGCGCTGCGTGAAGCGGGCCGTGCCTATTTGCCACAGCATGAGAACGAGAGCGATGAGGCGTACGGGGAGCGCAAGGAGGTTGCAACACTCCTGAACCTGAGCAAGCTCACACTCGATAGTTGGGTTGGACGCCCATTCAGCTCGCCAGTGATCCTGAATCCGGACGTGCCGGACCAGATCCGTGTGCTGGAAGATGATATCGACCTGATCGGCAATGGCGTTCAGGTGTTTGCACGCAACTGGATGAGAGAAGGGCTGGCGAAGGGGTTGGCTCATGTCATGATCGAAATGCCACGCAGCGGCGTGGAGGATCGTACCTTGGCGGATGACCGTGAAGAGAACATGCGCCCATACTGGGTGATGGTCAAGCCGGAGCAGCTCTTCTTCGCCGATGCCGTGGTGGTGAATGGTGAGGAGGTGCTGACCGAGGTACGCATGGTCGAGTTGGTGAGTGTGCGTGATGGTTTCGCCATGATGCAGGTGAAGCAGATCCGCCAGCTCGAACTATATGGTGGACAAGTGAACGTCACGCTCTGGCGTATGAATGAGAAGGAAGAGTGGCTGGTGCATGACGCCTTCATTGTCAACATTGACCGCATCCCGCTCGTGACCTTCTACGCTGACCGTGACGGCCTCATGGAGGGCACACCTCCGCTAGAGGATGTGGTAGACCTCAACCTCGCCCACTGGCAGTCAACCTCCGACCAGAGGGCCTGTCTCACGGTCGCACGCTTCCCAATCCTTACTGTGACGGGCGGCATTGACGAGAACAACAAGCTCACGATCGGTCCCAAGAAGTGGCTGTTCGCGCCCGACCCTGCCGCGCGCTTCGACTATCTGGAGCATAGCGGCGTGGCGATCGACGTGGGGCGTCGTGACATTCACGACCTCGAAGGACAGATGGCCGACTATGGCAGCGAGTTCCTGAAGAAGCGTCCGGGCCGTGAGACCGCTACTGCTCGAACCCTGGACAGTGCTGAAGCCACCTCCTCGCTGCAAGATGTCACGATGCGGTTCATGGATGCGATGCAGAGCGCGCTCCGCATCACTGCGAAGTGGCTGGGGCTGCCTGATGGTGGAACGGTCGACATCTCGACCGATTTCACGCCAGGCGCCGCAGACGCTGCTGGCCTGACCGTGCTGCTTGAAGCACGCAAGCTGCGTGATGTTTCCCGTCGTGCGCTCGTGCTCGCGCTCAAGTCGCAGGGCATCCTGAGTGATGAGTTCGATCCAGACGACGATATGATCGAACTCGAAGATGAGGCCCTGCTCATGCCCCTGGGCATTGATCCAACCCCACCAAACGAGGCGGCAATTGGCAACCAAGAAGAAGGGGATTCTGACACCAGCGCATGAGTGGTGGAAGCATCTGAGGAAGTTCAACAAGCGCCGCTTCTGGAAGAGGGAGCGCAAGGCAGCTAAGAGTGGCGACAAGTAATGAAGCAATCTTCGACGCAGCGGTTCGCCATCAGGTGAATCTGCAACGCCTGTCCAAGGGCGAAGCGAAGAAGATCCTTCGCATGCTAGAGAAGAGTGACAAGGAGTTGGTCGCCCTCATCACGAAGCGCGCCGAGGGCCTGTCGACAGATTTCACCACAGCACGCTGGCAGGCGATGCGCAAGGAGATCGCGCGCACACGCAGCGCCGTCATCCGATCGGTCGGCGGTGAGATCGGCGATACAATGCAGGACTTGGCTGTTCTGGAGCAGGACATCACCAAGCTCGCTCTGCAAAGGGCCGTGCCAGTCGAAGTTAACTTCGCAACAACAAGCCCCGCAGCACTACGCTCGCTTGCCCAAGACAGCCCGTTCGGTGGCGCTGATCAGGTTCGCACGCTCGCTGAGTGGATGACGAATCTGGAGCAGGCCGATCAGGGCCGCATCACGTCGGCGCTACAGGCCGGTGTGCAGAACGGTGAAACTATTCCACAGATCACGAGGCGTGTGCAGAACGCAGCAGAGCTGACGCAACAGAATGCAGAGGCGATCTCACGAACGGGCGTCAACCATATCAGCAACGCTGCGCGCGAAGAGTTCTTCAAGGAAAATGATGATGTCATTCTTGCCCTGCGCTGGGTGTCCACGCTGGATGGGCGCACTTCTGCGATCTGCCGAGCCCGAGATGGGCACTTCGCTCTCCCCGAGGGAAGCAGTCGCGAAAATGTCCCATCGCCAGCGATTCAGGGCAGCCCTGTTCGTCCGCCTGCTCACCTCCGCTGTCGCTCTCTCATGGTTGCTGTGCTCGATTCGGACGCAGTGGCTGATAGCCTCCCCGAGCGACCCACTGTGCGAGATACACGGACTGGGCGGCAGAGTGAGCACGACTTCCGCAAGGACGCGCGGGCCAAGGCGGGCGATGATTGGAAGGGAATGAGTCGGGAGGAGCGCAACGAGGCGATCCGTGATGTCCGACGCGACTGGGCGAAGGAGCGCGTAGGACAT